ACCAGTCTCCCTATCTATATCGACCAAGATGTTTGTCACCAATTTTGGAAATAACGAGTTTCTGTCTATGGCGTTCACCAAGATTTCATCAAAAATCTTTAATAAAGCTGGACTGTACTGTAGACACTTTTTAACGAATGCATCACCTTCAAGAACCCAGTATTGCTCTTTACTTTGTTCAACTGGACCCACATAGCTGTCCGGTCTCTTAAGTATGTGTTCTATGTGCGTAAGTTTTTGTATAGTTTCAGTCATGATGATGGCTGTTGAGATGTTGGGGATTGTTCATCTGGGGGGGGATTTTGGTAAAAAAATGTTGGCATCGCCTCAAACCATTTTTTAATTTCACCACGTGTGATACTTAAAGAGGGTGTGCAACGCACACGCGCACGACCAATTTCTCGGTCCCTGAGAACGCGGAACGGTATGGGTCGGTAGGTGATGAAGCAGTGCGTACACACGCGACGCATCTTTTTGCCAATGTATTTGAGGTACATGCGATTCATAAACAATGGAATGGGGTTGAATATGAATCTGTAGTGATAATACGCGAGCCATTCATAGGCGGTTTCCGGGCTCACGTGAAAGTCTATGGGATTTGAACAGAGGAAACATGTGTGGTTCCAGCGTATGTGCATATGTACTTAATTATTGCATAAGTTCCTTAAACGAGCACAAGGTGATGTCGTGTTGGTCGAAGATGTCTACGAGGTCTTCCCATTCACACGATTCCACCGTGCACTCATCTACGAGGAGGACATACCTGTAGTTTTCGTCATCGTCGGGGATTTTATGTTCCATATCTCTGATTATGTGTGGGTACTCTTCGCCGAGGTGAGGGCACACGTCAACGCACAGGGTCATGTCATCGGGTCCAAAGTTTTGTGTGATGACGATTTCCTCGGGGTCATCTTCCGAACAGAACGTGATACCTTGTTCGCTGTAAAAGTCTCCGTACTTTTTGTGGAAATCCTTTGATTCGCATGTATACATACACACGCGTCGTTCAGTATCGATGCCGAGGTCCCATTCACCGTTTTCAATAGTCGTGACGATGTCGTTGATGTCGTGGTCAACTTCCGGTTCCTTTTTCTTCCAGATACGACGGAGGATTTTATCAGAAAACTCTGGCTCTTCCGTGGCGTTGCGCTCCATCACGAGCTGGAACAACGCATTCGCGTAGCTTTCCGAAAGGAAGAGGTTTTTAAGGTAATTGTGATTGTACGACATTTATATAACAAATGGGGCTTGTTTTTAATTACTAACATTCTTTTGTTGCCCGATGGCACAAACTAACGCCTAACGTGCTTAAAGGTGGACTATATGTTGTAACTCTATCCTTGGTATCACCAGCATTATGTGGACATGCTTTTCCACCATTTTGTGCATTTTTTTCAATTTTGTACTCTTTATAGGTAGTAGTTGATGTCCGTTTGTATTTTTTTTTAGCTCCACGACACCAAATTTGATTACACGACGTTGTTGTAGAAGTTTTATCTTTCCAACTACCTTCACAGTCAATAGGGCACCCAGGTGTCGCTGGGCAATCTTTGGTTCCTGTACTCGGTGGACAGTCGGCACCTCCACCAACCTTCCCATTGTCAGTGTGCCACGTCGTTGTAAGAGTTGTCGCCGGTGTGCCACATGCCGTTGGGCACGGTGGGTCGCTATAATACCCCGTACAATCTTGTGGACACGCTTCAGTCGCTGGACAATCTTTGGTCCCTTTACTCGGTGGACATTTGGCACCTTCATCTTTCTGGCCAATCTCGGTATACCATTGTGTTTCCAATTTAGTCGCAGATTGACCACACCCGGTGGGGCATGGAGGGTCGCTATATTGTCCCTTACAATCTGCTGGACAATCTCTTAGGTCTGTACGCGATACACCCGCGCACGCACCAGGTATATTCTCGGTAAGTGTACGCGTCCACCTATTAAATCCATAGTCTGTACAGGTACCTGGTTCCCACGGACCAGTTTCACAACACGGGGTAATGCTTCCACAATTTACAGTTTCGGTCTCTTCGTCAGCATAAGGGCAGGCAACCCCTCCGTGTTGAGCAAACGTTGATATGTGATATTTTCGCGTCTTTTGGGGTTGTTGGTCACAGTTTCCTGTACACGGTTCCCAGCCCTCTGGATTTGAAGGGGTTGCTTGTCTCCATTTCCCAACACAATCTATAGGACACGGTGGACCAGAGCAGGGTTCCCAATCAGAAAGTTTGTTACACCCAGTGGCTCTGATGGGTAAATAAAAGTATTCCTGTTTCCCAGATTCACCACACCCCACATTGTTCGACTTGTCTGGTTTATATTCCAGAGCGTTACCATTGGCGTCGACTTTCATACACCCATTCGCACTGAGTTGCCTATTTGCATAGTACGCACACCCACCGGATTCCGGCATCCCGGGTGGGCATTCCACCTGACAAGAACCTATGCGCTCCTTCACACACCCACCCAACCCCTTGGCTTCAACAAAGTTTCCACGAGTTTCGTCGAGAATTTCAGAGACCACACCCGTACCACACGCATTGGCGCCGTCGAGGCGTTTTATAACTTTCTGTGGAGGGTTTGAATCGTCATATGTGATTACTTTACAATAGTCATTTGGGTCAGGTTCCCACTGACCACCTGAACACGGAGCGGGGCAGTCAACCGAACAGTCACGAAGTTCACCTTCACACGTACCATCACCAATGGCGGCTACGTACCCTGGAGCTTCTGGGTCTGGAACCCACAATTCTTTCCCTTGGCCACACTTTCCAGGAGTGCCATCATAGACGTCCCCCGTCTCTGTATTATGACACCCCTTTTTCATAATCATAGTATCACCTTGACAATCCCCTGGAACGATTTCATCAGGGATTACCACCACGTCCTCTGTAGGCGTTTTTTTTGCTGGCTGTTCATCATCTTTCTGCTGCGTCACTAAATATGCAGTTGCAGCTGAACTAATACCCATTGCAAATAATCCAACTATGGCTAATCCGGCACTGCCGTCATTAGACATATCTGGTATATATGTAGATTTTTTTATTAGTAGTAGGGGCGTCTCGGTGCAATTGACCGAGCACCACCCATGAACATTGGTAAGAGTATGAGAAGTACACAGCAACACGACGAGGCAGCGCTCACCATCCAATTTTTTGTAAGAAGTGCGAGTAAAGTTTTGAACAATTCAAAGATGCTGTTCAAAAAGTTAGATAAACCTTCTACAGCATCTTTAGCATCTTTTCCAGCTTCCTCGATAGCTTCAATCGGATTCTTTTTTTTGTACAGCAACATCAGGAACAGCACACCAAAACCACCACGAACACCCCACTTCTGTAATGTTTTGGAAACACTCGGTTCCTTGGCGAGGTCATCGGCATTTTTCAGAACCGCTTGACCATCGGGACTTTCAACATCCAGATTGTTCGAAACAACCTCTCGCTGTTTCGCCTCCGGTACGGGAGTTGTGCTAGGCTTGGAACGGACCGCCGCTGCATCGGCGGAGGCCTTGTTCACATCGGTTTTTCGCAGAGATGAAAACTTGTTCGTTAAAAACTTCACTGGTGCTAAATTCCGTAGTCGTCCAAGGCCACCACCGTCTCCACCACGTGCGCCACTTCCACTGACATTACCTAGGTCAACACCACTCGCTGGTGCACGTGTAATGCTGCTCAAGTCTGTCGGAACATTACCATTACCTCTGCCACTTACGTTATTATTATTCACACGACCACTAAAGCCTGCATCATCAACCGCTTTACTGAGGGCTCCAGTAGCATCTGCCACTGCTTTACTAGATACTATTCTTCCCGCACCCATCTTTTATACTAGTATCTCTACATTTTATTTTTTATATTTTCGACGATGATTAAAAATGCACGGACACGAATCATGAAATCATCTTCAATATCCATCCTGATGTATTTAAATCCAAGGTCATCAGTGCCGACGTACTCTTCTGGGAATTCATCAGCAAGAAATCCAACGTCTCCACCAACGTACCCATAGGTTGTGGCGGCGAGGTCGTTCCATTCATAGGTGTACACGTTTAGGCCAGGGAGGAAATCTTTGTGATACAATTCAATATTCTTTTTCAAACGAGTATCGGAGGCGCGACGACTGCGACGAGTAATCACAGAACCTACGAAAAACTCCTGTGCCTTCTGTGCGGCCGATACGTAGCAATCCCGTGTCGTTGCGTTATAGCTCACCCCTCTGTTGTCACAATAACTCTTTGGAATGTAGCACTCCTCCTTGCCGTTTCGCACGTTATACTGAAATCTAGGTACGTTGGTAATACCTTTGATGTGGTCACCATCACCCCGAGTCCTTGGGTACATGCACCATTGATACAGCATTTCATTCCCCTTGGCACACACCGCTCTTCCACCACTCGTATCGGTCGCTCTCCATACGAGATAATCTGCTGGGAACTTTTTCCAAAACCATCCAAAGACTCTGTTGTTTTCGTCGAAACTAACAATGTTCCCGGCACCGTCAAATGGAAGCTGAGATATTGGGTTGGACGGCGTCGCCTGACACCCCTTTTGTGTGATTTTACACGACTTCGTGCGGTCATCCCACGTTGTGTACCCCGAACCGAATTTACCCGGGATTTCTGTACACAACTTTGAGAGCGCATACTCTTCAGCAGCCTCTTTTTCTGCGAGTGTTGGAATCTTTGTGTCACTCATCTTATTATACCATCAATAAAATAATCATCATAAAAAGGAAACATGACGACACCGAACTCATACTCACTAGGATGTTAGAACCACCACCTTTCTTGGTCAGGTCTGGGACGCTCAGGTTATCACCGAGTTGTACAGCTTCATCCATGCGTGTGCGCCAATCGCCGGTGATACCGATGCTCTTCATATATTCGTCTTCAAGTTCTACAAAACGCGTCGCCCACTCGAGGTTTATTTCATAACTTTTTGTTTGTTCATTGTAATCAAAAAGAAAATTGATGGGGTCGAATGTCTTTTCTTCATTCATGTACTCCAATGCCCTGTCTTCACTGTCTGGAACCGCGGCTTCAACGAATGCATCTTTCAGACCCGCTTCGTACATTTCATGGAAATCTTCGGTGAGTTCATCGATGTAGGCCCTGTTTAACAACACGAGAAGACCCTCCTTATCTGTAAAGTCCATGATTGTGCTGAAAATAGTAAACGCCATGTCGGCGACAAAATACAGCGCCCCTGCGGCGCACCCAACCGGACCTGCTGTGCATCCAGAACTCGCACGCGCACCAGCCGTGGTGACTCGTGTCCCTACTTTCCCCGCAACCGTGGTTCCCCCCTTTAAACCCGCTTTTTGAAGCCCATGTTGCATGAGTTTACGAATGCGATCCATTATCAATTTGCGGAGATGTGAAAAGTTTGCCTTTGAAAGACGAGTCGCCATCTTTTTACTCATCTTTGCCTCAATGCCATGGGCGAGATTTTTACCGCCCATCTTCCAGAGTGTGCCAAAGGCGACAGACTCGGCGACGCCAGTCACAGCGGTTGTAACGACAATGTCCTGAATAATCGCCAGCGCCTTGCTATCTGTACCTAAAATATTCGTGTCGATGGATTGGTCAGACGTGTCCAGTTCAGGCATCTTACGATATGCACAGAAAAAATAAATAAAAAAAACATGGAGTTATTTTAGAAATGTACCTCTACATTATCTTAGCTGTGTGTGTGGGCTCCATCGTGGCACAAAATGCGAAAAGGGGGCGGGTGAAAATGTTGGACACGCTGATGAAAAGGTCAGCAAAATATGCGACGATGGCACAGCAGGATGGGTCCCCATTACACAGTGTGGTACATGCGAATCACGCCACGGCGTATCTCACCGCGGCGAAGGACATAGCATCGGAACAGGAGATACATAACGCCACGGGTATAGATATGAAAACATTTAAGGAGCGCATCTTTGGTGTGCAGAATGAGGTGACTCAAAAAACATTGGAAAAGTGTCCTCAGTTTAAGGGGGATGTGGACCTTTATTTGTCTGCAATTGCGGAGAGTTGATAAAAAAATGTTAGGTATTTTTAATGGAAATCTATAGGTGGATGCGCCCATACAGGGAATGGATGCAGCAGAAGTACAATAGCTTTAATAACAATAAACAAAGGGAAGCTCGTGAAGCTTTAAAAATTATTAACCGGGCGTATTTTCCGTCCCTAAGTCTTGCGAATAAAAATAGAGTGGCTTTGGCGGTACAATATATGAATCGTAAGATGGGGATAAATATGTTGCGTCAGCAAATTAACATGAGAGGGAGATTAATGCGTACGTCCCCCCCAGTTTCACCCGCAAAGAAAAAAACCAACAAAAAACCAGGTGCGAGTTCACCAATCCCAATTAAAAAGAAGACGCGTAAATAATACAAGGTAAGATGCGCGTTTCGCGCGACGAGTCATGGAACCGTATGCTTAAAGAGGCGATGGAGCATTACGGAACCCATGGCGACGCCACGGAAAGGTGCGTGCGACTCGCGAATGCTACCTGGCGTTGCGTCACGAAGGCACGTGAGTTGCGCGACAAGAAGATGTCTCGGAGTGTCCATCTTCTTGAATCAAAAAAGGCGCAGCCTTCTCAAAAGAAAAAGCCCACCTTAGGTGGGTTGTTTTGTCAAGGGAAGACAAAGTCGGGGGAACGTTGTAGATTTAAGGCGAGCTGTAATGGATTTTGTAAAAAGCACACTACTGTTTAATTAAAATAACCTGATGAAAGTTCACACCAGTGGTGGGGAGGATTGTTGTGCTTGTACGAATTCTCGGGTCGTATATGGCGATGACATGTCCATGGGCGTTCAGCCGGTCAGCCGTGATTCTTCCAATGTGGGGACACTTTGTGGCGGTATACAGGACGTCTTCATCTCCTATGTAGTCGTTTATTTTATAGACGCGACTGCATGAGCTGTTTTCAACGTGTCCGGAGTCATATACTTTCGTTTCAATATATGTAACTTGTACATACTCTGGTTCATCAAAGTCATATCGGCGGCTTCGGCGCTTCATAGGGGCGGGGGGGCACTCCATGGTGATTAACTGATTTTCTATGATGAGGTGGTGAACTGGGGGGGCATTTACTTTTTTTCTTACATCCTATTAAAGATGTTCCTTGATCAGGAAAATTTAAGACCAGTTATCATCGCGATGGCTTTATACATTGCTATTGTATCTATAATTCCGAAAGTGGCGAAAAAAAGTACCGGCATCCAGCTTATTGATGACCTCATCATGTACATTATCTCTCAGAAGGATAGTATGATGCAAGGCACTTTACTCGTTGGTATCATTGTTCTCGCGACCAATTACATTGGTGAAGAACTCATGTAATACGTTTTCCTTTCCAACTAAATTTTTAGTATGTGTATGGTCCATGTATCGCACTTTCTTATGAAATGCGTCTCTCATGAACTCCAAGAGCTTGTCGGCATCTGGCTTACCCCAGCGCATCCCGCGTTTAAAAAGAAAATCGTCTCTTTCAAGCTCTTGAAGTTCACACGGCACCAGATAGGGAGTTTTCACATACTCAGGGGCCCCACCAAAGTCTGTGATGATCACAGGTTTATCTCGGAGGGCAGCCTCGACGGCGCCCATACCAACGCCTTCACTCTTTGAAAAACTCACATAGCAGTCTCCTATTTTATGTATTCTTTCCATCTGTTCTTCATCAACGAGACCGTTCACGACTTCAACTCTTGGGATGTTCAGTGGTACATCTTTCATACAAGTCGCTTTCACCAACAGGCGAGACTTTGGTTCATTGAGTCGTATGAATGCTTCTAATATGTGACGGAATTGTTTTCTATCATCGAGAATATTTCCAATGTGATAAAAAGTATACACCTCAGGTTCTGGTATGTGTGCGTGCACTACATAGAATTCTGTATCAGGAAACTGACGAGAGAACACTTCTTGACAAAATTCACTCGGGACGGCAACTCTCTTAAAGTGTTTGAACAACAGACCGTAATCTTCGTGCACTTCGGTGGTTTCGCACACTGTCATACAGGCCAAGTTTTTCACTCGACTTTTGATGTATGGAATTCTCTCGAGTGTTTGAGGCACTGGTATAGTGAACAACAGGCCGTGTTCACTTTCAGGGATGTCATCAGCTGTTGTGTAGTACTTGCTCTCAGGAAACAGGCGACAATACTTTGACGCATGCTGACCTATACCAGCCAGGAGGGTTGGGCCTATGAAAATCATGTCCTTA